GTGGACGTTTGTTGATTCAATATCGACCGTTTTGTAATAGTCCTACTGCGATCAACAATTGGTTAGCTCCCGCTGAGGAAAATGTCGTGGTGTCCGCGATTCTTGATTTAGCAGAGACCAATTGTGTGGAGATCGAAATCCCTTACACGACAACCGAGCCTTACCTGACAACGCGGGTACACCGACCTGACGGAATCGCTTACAAGGGCGAGGACCATTATTGGCCACATTATCCACTGGAAAGCATTCATGCTTTTCTCAATGATTATTCCCAAGCGGCTATGGGTGTCCTACAGGTCTTTATTCTAAATGACCTTGTAGCTCCACTGGATACAGATGGCGTTTACAGCGATACCACCGCTCCGATCCAAGTTAATGTGTACACTAGGTGCGCAGATGATTTTGGATTTGCGATGGGCGGAGGTAATCAAGCCAACGCTTATGGTGACTCCGAACTGCAAGAACCATGGCAGTACGCCCAAGTTGTGCCTACCTCTGGTGAAGCGTGTGAGGTGATGGAGTTGTTCACAACGACACCAGTGGATCCGAAAGATGATCTCGTGTTTTTCGGCGAGAGTATCGTTAATTTGAGACAATTAATGAAACGCTATGTTCTTAACGCCGTGGACAAACATGAAAGAACGTCAGGATCCGGTACGTATGGGAATTCTTTCCGGCATCCGATGCACGGATTCACTCATCACGTCACTATGAGTAGTACTGGTAACTTCACTACGGATAATTCATCACGCATACTGAACACTTATCTGGCATTTATTAGGCCTATGTATTTAACTCTTCGAGGAGGGTACAGGGCCAAATTCCAGTTATTGGACTGGGAAGAAGGGAACCCGAGTTTCTCTTCGACTTATTTGTCAGTGTCACGTTTTAGTATTCCACAAGCTTTGGTGTATCCTATGACGGCTACAAACGTCACGACAACAGATCGCGGATCGATACGAAATGCATTGGTTAAAGGTCAGTATGGAACTGAACTCACGTTGTATTCGTACAGTCCGGTTGTCGAGGTTGAGATCCCATGGTATTCGTCACGTCGATTTCATTTGGCGTGTAATCCTATAGCTGATCAATCGTATGACGCTTCGCTTGGTTTCCTTGAATTCTCAGGCGGAACATTGTATCGCCTCATGAAGAATTTCACTGACATCAGCACTCAAGGTTATGACGTAAACATCATTCAACGTGAAAACTACGAGTATTCTCTCGGTACGTGGGGAGCTGCTTCAGAAGATACAACGTTAGCACATTTGCAGGGTGTGCCAGCGATTTACACGTACACTAATCCTGCATAGACTTAAATGCATGGGCGGCGTGCAGCTTCGAAAGAAGTGTCATCCGAAAGAGTTGTTGAAAACACTAGGTTTCAATCGCCCTTTCGGGGGCGAGGAATTTTTCC